CTCTGTACGTTATGGGTCTCAAGCAGATCGTCAATGGATTTAAGCAAGATTTCATCTCTTTGTTTACATTGGTCTACATGTCCTGAAATTAGAATAAGTTAACGGCAACCGAAGAGCATGTTCAACTGTGAGCAGGAACCCCTTTCCCTTCTCCTTGAATTAACTCCTAAATTGGCCAAGAAACGTTACCGTCAATCCATATACGATGCGTGGGACCACAAGTGTGGTTATTGCGAGGACCAAGCTACATCCTTGGATCACATTGTCCCAAGGTTTCGTTCTGGTTCCAGTAATCGGAACAACCTTCTGCCTTGCTGCAAAAGATGTAATGCAAACAAAGCCAGTTCAAAAATGGAAGAATGGTATCCACAACAGACGTACTACACCGAAGTAAGGATGAACAGGATTGAGGCCTGGATACACCAAGAAATTATCGACCTGTTTACTTATAATATTGAGACGGTACCAGATACATTTGCTGCTGGATAATGGCATTAACTTACGATCCAACAAACAAAAAGTGGAAACTGGCGCAGGAAAGAACAGACTACCCTACAAATTACCAAACAAACTTAGAAACATCAAACACGATTAATCTTTGGGTAAGATACGAAACCGGATACGAGGCAACTACTCAAGGGGACAATGTCGAGTATGTGCCGGTAAGACGGGTAGCAGATAGAGCGGCAAGCGCTTCGTCTCCGGGAGAAGATTGGTCTTTTGTGAACTCTATACCAAGGGATTCCTTTGATGATTTTACTATTGCAGATGCGCTGCAAAACGGCGGATTGAGCCCAGGGGGAGATGACATATACGATCTTTTGGACAAAGCAACAAATACAGCAATTACTTACAGAAACAATGAGCAGTCAAACAATCTAAACACCCAAAGAAACCAAGCGAATACAGCTTTAAACACTGAGAACATAAACAAAAACAACGCCTACAACACCGTCCTTGCAACAGCTAATTCAACTCAAGGGGGAGACTACGTTACGCAAAGGGAACTCATTAGGAAAATTCAAGGTATTGACGACAATGTTAAATCACGGCTAGAGGGTTATTTCAAAGATTTTTATTCAACCGAAAAGCTAAAGAGGTGGACACCACAAGATGAAAAACTTGCAGAACCTTTGTACGGGACTTTTGATGCAGAGTACTACAAATCAATCAGTCCAGACGCAGAACAAAAATGGAAAGAGGCTGTTGCAAATGATGACATAGATATTACCGAACAGTACTCCGAGCCCCTTTATTACCAACAACATTACACGCTACAAGGGAGGCCCGCTGGTCGCCGTGGTAACGCTGCAGAGCAAACGACGTTTGCTAATCAATACATTGAAAAAAAAGCCACGGATGCTCAAATTCAATTGGCACGTGACTTCCAATTAGGTATTGACGATTACGAAACACAAGCTAAACGCATCTTAAAAATTCCTCAAGTCTCTGCTGAATGGGACAAAGCAAAAACAGGCGACGAATACTGGACAGCTCTTGCAAAAGAAAAATCTCTGGACCTTCAAAAACCTGATGAATTTGTAGCGTTGTTCCGTTTGTCCGAGCGGCCGGAAGATAAGCAAGTGAGTTTTACCAACAATCTAAACGCTGGGTACGGTATTACAGAATTAGAAGATGTAATCAACCAGGCTGTAGGCGAAAAAGCAATCGTATTTGAAAAGAAATTTGGCGCCCTGACTCAAAACGTCCTGAAGGACACCATTGAGCAAATGAAAAAAGCCAAAGCAAAAGAACAAGAAACTGCGTTCATGCAAGGTTTCTCCTCCTTTGGAGAAATCATGAATATCAACAAGGAACTTAGCAACAGCATCCTTGGTGATTCTGGGGTTGGCGGCATTCTATCCTTTACGTCAGGCAACAAATCTCAGGAATCCCTGGAAAAAAGCCTTCAAAAAATATCTGGTATCAACAACAGTGTCACTTACAATTGGCAACAATGGTTTGACAAAACATTAAAGGAAAAATACAAAGAGGATATTGAACTTGGCTATAGTACAGCAGAAGCTAAAGACACAATCAAAATTGAGTCTCAGTTTGCAAGAGACTTTATTGATCAATACTTAACACCACGTTTTAATACGGCACGCTCTATTAGCGAATTTGTCGAATACTTGGATGTAAGAAAAGAAGAGCAAAATCCTTTCCAAACGGAAAGTATGCTTACCGCCGTGAACAACTTGGCAGCAGCACGATCAAAGTTGTTTTTGGACCAAGTGCAAAATATTCAAGATCGCAAGTTTGATCCTGACTTTTATTTTGCACCCCAAGGGGTTCAAGTTAAGTCCGACAAATATGCAAAACAAACGCAAACCGTTGCCGAAGATTGGGAAAAGGCCAAAGCAGGAGACAAATACTGGGCCGAGCAAGCTTATCGTTTTGGTATTGATCTAAACGACAAGAAAGCATTTGCTCGTATGCACTTTGAAGTAAAGGGCCAAGGTTTAGGATATGATGCCGCAGAAGACATATTGACTAAAGACAAAGTAAGCGAACAGATCTACAACAAAATTTTGCCAGAATTAAACAAGGAAGTTTTAGACCAAAAAACCACTTTTGGTTTATTCCAAACACCAGAAGAATTCAGCAGCAAAATGCTGGAAGGACTGGATCCTAATGACAAAACAACGTGGCAAAAAGCACTGAAAGCCGCTGGCGTACAGGATTTCCAGGGAACTTTAGACGAGTTCAAAGATCTTGTTTCTGAAACATTGCGCACAGGATCTGCGCAAAAAATTAGACAACAAATCAAATACTTGAATGAAAAAGGCAAGAAACCAACACAGGAAATTTTGGGGGTTGAGTACATTGAAAGGCCTGAAGATTACACCACGGATGACATTAAAACAGAAACTGAAATGTACCGAGTATTTCGGCAAGCTGGTTACAAAGGTACGGAAGATGATTTTTACACTGATGTGTTTCCAGATACAAACAGAAGCGAGCAGAAGTTTCTTGACAAAGCTGGTACAGGCAGCGCCCTTCAGTTGAAAAAACTTGACCTTCGCGACCCATATGCAGCCTTTGGTACTGTTGGAGGTTTATTTGACAACGAAGATACCTATGCAACAAGCAGTAAAGATAAAGAAGAAAGAGGCATGTTTAGCTTAGGATTGGATGATGAAGAAACAGATTACAAATCAAAGACAGGTAGCCAAATCTTGGGTGAATTTACATCAATGTTTAAAGGATTCTGATGTCTGACAAACGCAAAAAAGCTGCTGGTGCTGCCAAGTTGGCAAAAGATAAAATGGCCTGCAACAAACCGCAGCGCACTCCAGGTCATGCCACAAAGTCTCATGTTGTAAAAGCATGTAAAGACGGCGAAGAAAAAATCATCAGGTTTGGACAGCAAGGAGTTGAAGGCGCAGGTAAAAACCCAACTTCAGAAAAGGACAAGGCACGTCGCAAGTCTTATTACGCACGTCACAATGCACAAGATTCAAGTCCCGACAAAATGTCTGCACGCTACTGGAGCCACCGTGTAAAATGGTGAGCACCACATTGGTTTCTCATGGCCAAACCCAAGTCCAGCTCAGTCTCCAAAATTGAATCTAGGCCCAAGCGTACCAAACAGGGGCAGGGGTTGAATTCAAAACCTAATCACGGACGCAAACAAACACGCGGCCAAGGTAAGTAAATTGTGTATGATTGGGAGTAACTAATGTTACTCCTATGTCGGATCTTTCCGCTGCGCTTAATCTGATCAGGAAATACGAAGGTTTTAACGAACAAGCTTTCGCAGATCCTCACACAGGGAAAGATCCGTACACCATTGGTTACGGCACACAGTTTTACCCTGACGGTTCTCCTGTCAAACGTGGTCAACGTTGCAGTCCACAAAAAGCACTGGAGTTGTTATTCCACGAAACAAATATCATTGACACCCAGCTGCTAAAGCAAAACCTGGGCCTTGATGACGGCATGCGCCAAGCCTTGATTTCTTTCATTCACTCCATCGGCTGGGAACCCTTTCTTTACAGCGCCATTATCGATTGCATTGAACACGAAGATTACTGCGGTGCCACGCGGGAAATGGGCCGGTGGATCTTCAATGCTGATCATCAAGTCGTTGGTAATCTCCTGGATCGACGCCGAGAAGAAATCAACCTGTTCCTCCAAGGAGTTGATGCAAATCCCTGGGCCTCTACCGAAGTATTGTTGACGGCATTCCGCAATTACACCGCAGCACCTCATCAGGTGAAAGCAGTACGACGCTTGGAAGAACTCATGAGTCCATACATCCTGGCAGAGTTTGGAAACAACTTCCGGATTGATGAAAACCCTTGGTTTGATTTTAACGACCAAGAAGCAGATCTTCTGTCCGCCAGCTAGCATTAGAATAATTGCAACACGCAAATGAAGGCTGGAATGGAGAGATCAGTCGAGCCCAGGGAATTTGAACTCCCGTTGGAATTGCAGTTCTCCATGCGCAAGGCAGAACTTGCAGCGCAAGAGATGACATGGGATGAATTGCTGTACGCACTTCTGAACCTCTACCACCAGCGGCTGATGGAGTGGTATGCCATCAAAGATATCCTCGCAGCAGAAAACATCTCGATTGACTTCGACATTCCCACCGACTTGGAATTAGCAGAACTCGCCGCCGCTTGTATTGGCGACGACGAGGATGACGAAGACGAAGATGAGCTTCAACCGTTTTGAGCTTCGTCCAAATCAATAAGGCGGTTGAGGTACCACTGTGCCTTCTTCAGTGATTCTGTCCCGCCTTTATGCTTCTCACGCCAGATATACTTCATGCAGTTGGCCTTGCAGAAACCACGGAATTCTTCGGTGGTTAAAGCTGTCTCAATGGCTTCAATGCACTCAATGCCGCCGTAGTGAGAAGGATGATTAACCACATCCTCCTGGAGCACCGATGCCTTTTCTTTCGTTAGCCAGGGCACAGGACAAATGCCGTCCTTGCAGCCAGAATCGTCTGTTACCGGCTCAAACCACGACGCTTGCGTGACTGCTCCAGCATCTCCTCGCTGGGCCCCTCCAGGTCCAGCACTAACGCCCTGGGCTTGGGTGATGCCCCCATCTGCAGACCCTCCTCCATTGACGGAATATACCCCGTCGTTCCAGGCCGTTGCCCCTCGAGATTCAGTGGATTCCTTTCCCGCCCCTGTTGACATGCGACCAAGCCTCGGTTGTACATATCCATTAATGGTACATCATTCGCTTCATTGTCGAGCGGTGCACCAAAATCTTCTTCGCTGAGGCAGCGGCACTTTACTTCGTCTTGAATGAAGCTATCTAAGAAACCTGCGACGCCATGCATGGCGAATACCCTGGTTGATTTATTGCTTCTACAATGATACTATGGCAAAATTCTTTGACCCCAATTACGATCCAACGGCTGACGCTGGTACGTCAGGGGCTGAGGTTACTGACCTTAATCCTGAACAGGCGTACGATACAGATTTACGTCGTTTCCCATCAGAAGAAAGACAAGCTGTTGAATCGTTAAACGATAATCAAGACCGCGTTGGTAAGTTCTTTAGGGCAGCCAAAACCGCTGGGGCATACCGACAAAGAGCAGGTATTGCTGAACCGACCATCCGAGGTAAAACCCCAAGAACAGAAGCAACAATGGACGGTGTTGCACTGCCAAGTATGGGGGACACAATCGGACGAGCCGGAAGTACCGGCTACGCCCGTAAACCTGGATCAAGCTTTGGTAAGCAATACTAAACCTGGGAGAACACAACGTTCTTTGGTTGGTCTTGATACTTACCTTTCCGGTCCTGGTAAGTAACTTCACAATGGCTACCAGTGTGGAACAACAGCTGAGTAATTCCCTCGTTCGCATAAATGCGATTGAACAAACCAGTGCAGTTACTGATTTCAAGCGTAAGGTAACCCTCCCATCCTGCTTCGGCAGGCGTGATGTTTACCATAATCCCTGACCGCGCATATGTAGATTTACCAACAGCTACAACACTAATGTTGCTAGGGAGCCTCAGACGTTCATGCGCTACGCCAAGGCAATAGCCGTACGGCGGCAGCAAGAAGTATTGGCCACGTTCGTCTTCCCGCAGATCCGCTGGCTTCAAAATATCGGGATCAAAATTCTTGGGGTCACAATCCCCGGCTTGTACACGGCCAAAAATCAGGCACTGACTAGGTGATAAGCGAATGTCATATCCGTACGAACTGAGGCCGTAACTGAGAAGTTTCCGTCCATTCTCCTTGCTTACCAAATGATCCACAAATGGATCAATCATCCCATGTTCAAGGGCCTGCTCACGAATTTCCCAGTCGGCAAGGATGCTCATAATTCCTTTTAATCCTTTTCACTCTAGAGAAATTAACAGAGAATGTGCCCCCTTGGTTCGTAAATATCCTTAAAACGTTCGATTGCTTTCCCCGTATCTTCCATGGGAGGCAGGTACACCAATAGTGAGGTGCACGTTTTATGCACGCCAACACCTGTGCTCTTGCGAACTGTTAACGTTGGTGGCGTCCGCAAGATGCAGATGGGAAAATCAAAGATCTTAAACTCGTAACGAATCATGTCCGGGCAGTTGGTAAAGTACAAGCCCTGACTTACTTCTCTTGCTAACCAGCTGCGGTACAGCTTTCGGAACCACACCGCATGTGACGATGTCAAAGTTGGAGAAGAAGACCGTGTCATCTTCCAGCGTTCATTCTTCTTGTCCCAGAAGTATGCGCCACTGGGAGGAAAGACGTAAACCTTGCCGTACCACGTTTGGCAGTTCAATCCATCGTCAGATGGAGTGAAATACTTCTTGGCATCGACGTATTCATTTGCAAAATCTGAGCTGGCAACATCAAGATCAATACCCTCCATCAGGG